TACTGGTGGCGGTGATACCGGTGGTGGCGGTGATACCGGCGGTGGCGGTGATACCGGTGGTGGCGGCGATACTGGCGGCGGCGGTGACGGCGACGGTGAGGGCCAGTGCGATCCTGCAACTGATCCCAACAAATGCGGCCAGTCCAGTGTTGCGGGCGAGGCTTGTAATGTTGAGTTGAGTTGCGAGGGCGACGCTATTCAGTGCGCGATCCTGCGCAAAAATAAAGAGCAGGTCTGTCAGTGGCGGTACGATCCCGAAGTACAGAGCCAGGTCGAATCTATTGTGAGTGGCCCTGAATACCAATTAGAAGAAAAAGAGGTTGGCGTGGGTTCCCTTTTTACAGATGCGCTTAATCAAGGTCGCTGGCTACCCAGCACATGCCCAGCGCCTCGTACCATTAACATTATGGGGCGCTCATATACCTTTGAATGGGAGCCGCTTTGCCACTTTGCTAGATCGATGGCCCCGTTGATTGTCGCATTGGCTTCGATCTTCTTCGCTGTCTACATTGGTCGCGCAATTAAAGGAGGCTGATATGCCCGCATTGTTCCCACTTCTTGCTACGTTCCTGGGCTCCATCGTCGCCGGTCTGGCCTTCCGGGTCCTGGCGTCGCTTGGCTTTGCCTATGTCGCCTATGTTGGCATCGGCCAACTTATCGACACGGTTAAGGTTTACGTTCGTGGGCTTTTTGATGCTGTTCCCTATGAAGTCGCCGCCATACTCGGGTTGGCTAAGTTCGATGTTGCTATCAATATCATCATCGCTGCCGTGATTGCCCGCCTGTTGTTGGCCGGCATGGATCGCGTCACCGGCACCATCACCGGTATTGCACTGCTGAATAAGGCCAGCAGCTAATGTTCGTCTTGCGCACGGGTCTTCAGGGCAATGGCAAGACCTTAAACACAATTAAAGAAGTATACGCCAAGGCCGCAAAAGAAGGCCGCCCGGTCTACTATCACAACATCCGCGGCTTCAATCCCAATGCCGAAGTGCTAGAGGCCGTATGGCAAGAGTTCGATGATCCGCATAAATGGTATGAGTTGCCCCAGAACGCCATCATCGTCATCGATGAAGCTCAGACTTTCTTCCGGGTTCGCCCTGCTGGCTCTGCCGTCCCCGCCTACGCCAGCGCCCTGGAAACTATGCGTCACCGGGGCCATGAACTGCATTGCATTACCCAAAACCCCGGTCTACTCGACACCCATTTCCGCAAGCTCTGCAACTCACATATTCACTACGTAAGAGGCCACAAAGGGAAAGTCATCAAGCGCTGGGAATTCGAGCGCGTGAACATGGAAGTCGAAAAAAAGAATGATTTTAGCGACGGCCAGGCCACGCGCGTCCTGCTCGATAAGAAGTACTTCGGCGTCTATCAGTCCGTGGCTGAAGGCTCTGAACATCACATGAAGTTCAAGCCGCCCCGGCCTCTGTTCGTCTTGATCGCCTGCATCATTGCTATCGGCTATTTCGGTTATGGCATTTATGAACGGCGCCTAGCCCCGTCTAACCCCGAGACTGATCCCGTTGAACAGGCGGTTACCACGTCACCGACTGGCCAAGCCGTGACCCAACATTCTGCACCGAACAATGCCGCGCCTTTGTCGTCTTGTGATTACGTAGCATTGCGAGTACCCCGCCTGCCCGATGTACCCAGCTCGGCCCCCATTTACGACGAAGTTACCCGGCCTGTGACCTATCCCAAGCTCTCCTGTATGCATACTGCTGATACCGAACTGATCAAACGTAACCATCAGCGTTTTGTCGTTGGTTTCCGTGACGGTCGGCTGTACGGCTGTCGCTGCAATACGCAGCAAGGCACCCGAGCGGTCGTTTCCTTCGACGGCTGTATGGCCTACGTCAACGAAGGGGCGTTCGATCCGGCTAAGCCTGACCCATCTATGGCCAACGAACTGCTGCCCCCTTCAGAACAGTAGGCCGCAACAACTTCGCCCATCACGCCGCAATCCGCACAAAAGGCCGCTGGCGATCCTTCCTGGTCGTCAATTGCTGGTTATGAGGGCTCGCTGTGATTGCCTACACGTCTACGCCATGCGCGGCGGCGTGGTTGCGCGTGAGGCACGAGCGCGCGTGTGCGCCGCCGCGCGGGCGCTGACGTCCCTGTAGCACGTCAGATAAACCGATTTCGAAAGACCGTGAAGTCTCACAAAAGTCTAAAAGTTGAAGGTTGGAACCAATGAGCAAAATCAAGGATTTTCCCCGAGTAGAAGAATTCATTCGCTACTTCGTAGACCCTTCATCCGGCCAGATTCATGACCTCTCGAAAATCCGCCTCCTGAGCTGTGGCGTCGATACCGTCCGCCAGCTCTATCGCGGCCTGATCCGCCCGGAAATCATGAGCCTCTTCGACAAGCCCGGCACCATCGTTGACTTCGCTGGCCAGCGCTGGCACTCGGGTCGCGTCAGCAAGGATTCCGGGTACCAGTACAAGCTGCAGAATGCTGACCTGGGCATCATCCTGCTGGTGAAGAACTTCAACGCCAAAATCGAGAATATCGGCCCCCATCTGAAAATCGAGGTGTCTCCGCATGCCATCGACCAGTTCTGCCCCGAACGCCTACAGGAACGCCTGGACTACTACGCCGACCACGTGCTGACCAACGTCGAGCGTAACCAGTGCGCGGTTCACCTCGCGCTAGACCTGCAAGGTTGGACGCCCCCTTCTGATCTGGTCGCCCGCATGCACTGCCGCGCACGCGCTGCCCGCGATATCTCTGGTATCAAGGAAATCCAGTGGACTCTAGAGTCTGCGACCTACGGCAAAGGTCAGTCCTACCTGTTCGGCTCCGCTGGTGGCGTCCAGCTCGGTATCTACAACAAGACCGAACAGGCCCGCTCAATCGACAAGCTCGACTACTGGGAAAACGTCTGGAAGCGTCGCGACAGCTTCGACGAAGCCGATCCGGACAACTACAACCCCGAGCAAGACGTATGGCGCGTAGAGCTGCGCTACCACCACTCGGTGATCCAGCAATTCGCCTCGGGCTCGTTTGACCTGCACAGCGGCGAAACCATCGAAACCAACAGCTACGCCGCCTTTGCTCCGCACCTAGACGGCCTCTGGCGCTATGGCCTGCGCCAGTTCAAGCTGCTGGCTCGCCCTGGCTACTTTGAGCCCATCTGGACGCTGATCCGTGACGATGTGCGCGTGGATCTGCCGGTGGATTCCCTGGTGGATGACACCGAGTACAAGCGCCAATACAAGACCTCGCGGGGCTTCTCCGGCAAGAACGTCGAGTTATTCCTGGGAAACTTCGTCAGCCTGCTGGCACGGGAGCGAGTGGGCGCTAGAAGGGCTTTCCACACCCTCAAGGGCTGGGATTGCTGGCCAGTGATTCGCGATCACTATGCCGCCAAGGGTATGGATGAGGACGGGCTGTATAAGCATATCAAGGGCATTTTGGAGGAACGCCACATCAGGTGGGGGCGCGCTGTATGACCGTCAAACGTCAGCCCGATGGCAAGTGGTCTGTAGACTTCTATGTCGATGGCCGCGGCAGTCAGCGTGTGCGCCGTGGCGGCTTCGCCAGTAAGGCTCATGCACAGCGTTTTGAGCGTGATTATGTGGCCTCCCCTCGCCTCTCTGTGGAACGTCTGAGCGATCTGTTCGATCTCTGGTATCAGATTCACGGGGTAACGCTTAAGCGTGGTGCTGCTCGCTATGCCACTCTTCAACGCGTAGCTGAGCGCCTGGGTAACCCTCGTGCTTACGACTTCACGTCAGCCAGTTGGTCAACCTACCGCACCAATCGTCTCAAGGTCTCTGCGAAGTCCACTATCAACCTTGAACATATTTACGTCTCGTCGGTTTTCTCTGAGCTGATCCGCCAAGGTCATTATCAGGGCATTAATCCGCTTTCCGGCATGCGCCTTTTCCGTATTGATCAGAAAGCCCTGGCATTCCTCACCCTGGATCAGATTCAGCGTTTACTTGCGGATTTCGGTGAACGTGACCGAGCGTTTCGCTAATACGTGACCGGTGCTTCCACCCCGGTTGCGCGGGTTCTGGATTGTAATCGCATCGGTCACGATGCGGCTTGTTCCTCGGCTTTT